CGACTCCCCATTTGCGGTGGGTTTGCGTGCGTAGGAGAGGGCGTTGATGCCGCTGCTTTAGACTTTTTCTTAAACGCCATTACTCATCCTGTTCTTTACTAAGTTGTAAGACTTGCGGTTACTGCAATTAGCACAATATTGATTATGCAATGCGCGGTATGGGTCTAAATGTAGACCACATTCTACACAAGGCTTACTATTATTGTAGTACGTATTCTTAAGGTTTTTCTGGGTAACTAGGGAAACATCTGTGGCTCCCGCCATACCTTCACCTGTGGCATCTGTCATTAATCCTGGGTCAACAGCCATTAGACTCCGCCTCCTAAAGTATTTCTTGAGCTTGGTTCAGCCTGGGCCGCTGGCTTGGCTGTATCCACACGCTCTGTAACTGGAACGTTCAATTCTATCATGTCGTCTACGCCGTACTCGCGTGTCTCATACCCAAATCTTGGGGGAAACAATTGAATCTGAGGAAGGTTTGGACGGACGTACTGCTGGATGTCTTCGCTTGACATAGTCAAGGATGCCATGGCCTGGGATACAACTTGCTCTTGATTACTAGCAAATGGGCCAATGTACGCCTGAGGTGGGTATGCGGCCTCTGGTGGGGCAATCCATGGACGATTAGAATAAACACCGCTAGTTAAATTAGGCATTAAACATTCCGCTCAGAAAACCCAGTAATAAAACCGCTATTGCGGGAGCGCTTGTCTACGTCAGTTGAATCGCCATCAGGAGTGCTTGAATCAGTTACTCGGTTTTGCCCTGTAGCCCAATCGTCGTGTTGAGGCGGTCCAACAGGAATTCGAGTTCCCATATTGACAGGTTGACCTTGTTCCGCGTGCCGAACTTCACGAATACGTTTTTCATTAATGCGATTGTTTGTTCCATGAATTTGAAATTCAACTATAACATTTTCATTACGGCACATATTGCAATTAGCGCATCCAACTGTTTCTGGGTGAGTCTGAGCTGGGCATTGACGAACAAGTTTTCCTCCAATACGCTCGTTACGTGAAGATAACATATCATCTGCTGGGGATTCAATAACCGTATTCCAGTTTTTAGCGGAAGCTGCCGCAGATTGGTTACGAGTTTCAGTAGACGCACGTAACATCCAACCCTCTACTGAATTTGGGTCTAACTTGTCAGAATTATGGGTAAACCCGTAACCTTTTGTTTTAGGATGTTCTGCATGAAATTTATTGGCTTGCTCAATGTAATCATCGCCTTCTTCAGGAGTTTTAATGTCTCCTGCTTCAAGGTGACGAACAGTAGCAGTAGACGGAGTGTTGTCTCCAAGCACTCTAAATGCGCGCGCTGTATCGGTTTCGCCTTTACTTTCAGCAATTTGAAATAAATTGGGGCTACCACCTGGTTTATTGGCTGCATAACAAGAAGTTCCGCCCGCGCTTGGTTTATGGTCAATACCTAGACCTTTAAACATGCACCCTTCTGCACAAGTATCTGCGGGGCGAGAGGTCGAAACAATGGGTTTAGCCATAGGACCTTTGCTTTTAGTCTTTGAGTTTCCACCAAATTTAACTTGTGTTTTAAATTTACCCATGGGTTACTTCCAATTCGGACGCATAGTACGAAGCTGGGATACCCGCTTCTCATTAATGTTGTAAGGGGAATCGCTACGTACGCTAGGGCCAGCCTTGCCATCGTTTGGAAGGTGAGGAGCTGGGACTAGTTTTTGGTTTTCAACGTGACGAGGCACCATGTAGGTGTTTCCATCGTATTTAGCTTTCATCTGGCGCTTGATACCGCGCTCAGGGCTTAATTCAGTTGGGTAGTAGTAATCAGAAGGGTCAATACGTTCACCACGGTGAACACCGCGCTGGTAACCGCGCTGACCGAGGCGTAGCTTCATGCTGTTCAGAACAGTATCTGACGTGCTAGAAGGACGACCTCGGTCATCACGGCGGGAACGAATAGTTCCTAAGTAGCCATCAGGGTATTCAGCAGACGGAACCCTACCTACACCAAGGCGCAAAAAATCGAGCTCTCCGCGAGCTACGGGAACGCCACCGCCACCGAACGTGGTATTAGTACCGTATAGTCCGTTGGCGCCTAGATTTTGAATGTTCTGGTGGGCTTGAGGCATACCCTAATTTTAATCCATAATTACTTAATAGATGACCTAAACTCAGAACCTGCATGAACTCCCCAGCCGTCCATGATGTGCACGTTTTCAATTGTAAAATCACCGTTGTCTTTGTACCAAACAATACCAATACCTTGTTGCCAGTTTTCGTACTGCTTAACTGGTTGTAGGTTGGTCATAGTTCCACCCTTGTAAGAAGGAACTGCTCCATCAATACGGCATAAGCAACCTGGGCTATACGCACCGTTTTGTACTGCGCCCCCGCTAGTATCGTGAGTCTTGTACAACAACTCCATACGGTGTGAATGACCATAAATAGTAGACTCAAAGTGATTACCGTTTACATGCTTAAAAGCGGTAGAGCCGTTACTTGTAGCTGCGGAACCGTGGCGGGCTACCAAACGTGGGTTAATGTAGTACTTATCTGCTGGGTACCCAGACACATGGGTTACGTTACCAATACTTTGCAAGTTCAGTAAGTGAGGAACGCTAAATACAACTTCGCCACCATTTACTTGGCGCACTTCTACAGCGTTCTTAGCCATAGCTGTCATGTACCTTTGAGGGCGGCAATCGTGGTTTCCGTCAATATACACAATCTCAGCGTTAGGTGCTAGAGCTCGTTGCGTTGCAACATAGTCATGACCAGCCTGTAGGGATAAGTTTACAGTTCCCTCAAAAGTAGGCTCTGTAGCATACTTGCCAAACATTGGTAAATCTAGAGTATCGCCAAGGTTAACTACCTTGTCTACCCCGTATTCTTCTTCCATAGCCGCAACAACTTGCATGGCTACGTTAATTGCATGAATATCGTGAAACGGGTCTAAAGTGCCATCTTCGTACTTGCGAAACCCAATCTGTGTATCTGGCAACACAATTGCTAAATTCCATGCAGTTTTACCTTTTTTAGCTTTAGTTTTTACTGGCCTGGGTAATTGAGCGGTGTTTGCTTGAATTAAAACTGTAGAAGTGTCTACCTCTGGGTCCAATAAAGCGTCGGCAAGAATGTCTAACAGTGTTAGGTTTTTGGACATGTGCACGTACCCTTAATATGCGCTTTAAATATAGTAACGCCAAACGTTACTCCACCTGACACCGTCAATTTAGCATGCAAAGTTGACATTACCACCCGCGAAGAACTAAACACTTGTTGCAATAGTTCTTGGTCTTCTTTACTTTGTTTATCTACCCATTGCCCAACCACACACTTGCGTGTGGGAGAGTCGAGGGTTTGACGTAAAATATCTGACAGCATTGACGTTCTCCTGTGTTTGTTGCTTGCTATTCAGGATAACATATCACATGTTTTGAAAATGACAAAACCCCGCCTATTTCTAGACGGGGTTATATCTGTTTAAGTTAAACGCGAGAGTACATTCCTGCAAGGAAGTTAGGTGCGCTGCGGTTAACAGCATGTTGGAACAAACGTCCATTAGCCTGTGTCATGCCTGCTTCTGGAGCAGTATGAGCTTCAAAGCCAACCTGTATGCCGTAGCATGCGCCACAACGCTCTTTTGGAGCAAATACATAGGCAGGGCCTGCTGGTTGCACGTATGGGTCTACAGACTTGCTGTGACCTTTAGGCATTAACTTAGTGTTCTTTGATGGTGCACCAGATGCGTTTACAACCATGCCAGCACCTGCAGGTACTGCGCCGTCAACTGGGGCGGGGGCAATATTCTTAGCCATTTAAACCTCTTTACGAGTGGGATATCCTTATTAAAGGATAAACGTGTTTTTATTAATAGTCAGGCTTAATCAGAAGTGATTGTAAAGACAATTGCCGAAATTATGCCGTCATGGCTTTCAATGCTAGCAAAACCTGGAATACATTTAAGGTCTAAGCCTCTAGGGGCTGTGTAACCGCGGGCAATAGCAATAGCCTTAACAGCCTGGTTAACCGCGCCTGCGCCAACGGCACGAACTTTGCAGGAATGATTTTCATAGATACTGTGGGCAATAGCTGCTGCTACAGATTGTGGGTTAGACCCAGCGCTTACTTTTAAAATTTGCTCGTCTTGTGGTTCTGACATTTTGTACCTCGTATTGTAGTAGTATTTCTATCAATTATGAGGTAATACACCTTTATTTTCAGGGTGAAGTTAACTTATCGTACACTTCTTTTTCGTACTCAAAATCATGTTTATTGGCGGCAATTCGAGCTAATCCATAGGAATCAGCGGCGTTATCATTATTAAACTCTACATCCCATTTTTTATACACCTGCAGCAGTATTTGATTTTTTTCTACGCGGCCTTTACCAGTAATATATTTCTTTAAACTGGTGGGTGGAACAATAAGTGGGTAAGCCAGCTCAGGTTCTGTAAAATGTTCGTATAAAGCTAACTTTACTACTCCGCCAAGTTCTCCAGCCATGTTAGCCATTTGGCTACCAAAGGCGTAGCCTTCCATAGCAATTGCTTTTACTTCGAAATTAAGTACAAAATTAATAACAATAGTCCTAGCTTTAACAAGTCGCTCAACTCCCGTTCCCTCTAATTTATGCACTTCTGTGTAGTAATCATTGTTGTCATCTATAGCTGTCATTCCAAAACCACTGTACGATTGGTCAATTCCAACGGCTACTGCGCCGTTGAGATTTTTGTTTCCCCAATTTTTTGAATTAACCATTTTTACGTTTTTCATGGAGTTCTTTAATGTGAGCAATAAGGTCTATAACTTCAAAAAACGTCGAATCACAGTAAGGACAAATATGATCTTTATTATAAAAAAATTTCATGTCCTCAGTTTTATTACACATTACGTAGTAAACTTACTGGCTCTGTTGGTAAAACTAGAAGATGTACGGCGGGTAAGGTCACGGCTAATAAATGCACAGTCGCGTTCTACGTTTGCGTGCATCATTTCCATACCTTTACGGTAAGCGTTGGCCTCCATGTGTGCCTGAGCCAGTTTAGATACGTTGGGGTCAGACATAACTCTAGCTTTAATGGCTGAGACAGTCATTTTAGGCTGAGTATAGTCTTCCATGGCTGAGGCTTCGGCATAGTCCAATCGCTTCTTAGCGTTGACTTCATCAATCTGTGCACAAGCCATTTGAGCAGTTATAAAAGACAAGAACGCATTGTATTCTTGAAACAATCTCATGGCACCCAAGTCGTCTAAGTCTGTAATATCAGACGGCATTATGGGATTGATACCAGTAAACTCTGAATCAAATGTAAATCCCTGAGCACGAATAGTATCAATAGTGCGTTGGCTTTCTTCAGCCCTAAGTTTAATTGACATTGAACACCTCACATTTAGAACAGCTACCTGTTGGAGATATATTACACCCAGGAGGCTGTTGTTGGTCAATTGCATCCATAATCATGGTAGCCGCATCAAACAAAGCAGTTACCCCAAAATCACTCTTAGGCATAACAAATTCTTTAACTTCTTGAGTGGGTTTAGCTTCGTAAATAAATACCGCTTCTTTAGGGTAATTGGTTGGGTCCATAAGTTCTAACAGTTTCATATATACCTGAGCCTGCATAATGTGAGTGTAGAACGGAGACTTTAGATTAGCCCAAGCCTTTTTAAAGTCTTCTCCTTGTGCTTGCCATCCCATTCGGTCTTCCCAAGCAAAAGTTCCTTCGCCTACAGATTTAATCTCAAGCAGCAGGTCGTCTCCAAAGTTTTTAAGCCAACCATCAGCATGACCTGAAATACCATGAACTGGGCTAGACACGGGAACTTCGTTGTATACCACTGGGCCACAACCATCAATGTGCGGCTCCATTTCAGCGGACAAGCCCCATTCTTTAAGACCACAATTTAAACACTTCCATTGACCATAAAGGTTTCCCATGTATTTAAACCAGTCTTGCCAACGAGCATGAATACGGTGACCTTCCGCAAAAGTAAGATGAGTTTTCATGCTTTGTCGGTACTTAGGAGGAGCAGGCTCTGCCCCCTGTAAATGGTAGTACTCAGCTCGGTGGCACCAGTCTGGCTTAATCATAGCCGAAGGGTGAATTACATTAGTAGCACGGCTTCTATCAGCTGGTCTTGCAAGAATCCAACGCTCTACAGAACCTACAACCCTAGTTTCTTTTTTTCCTACATCTACCAATTTTTTAAGGGTACCTAATGGGCGGGTAATCTGGGTCATGTGGGTCCTTTTTATGTGGTCGGTTATTGCAAGAGTGCCAATCGTACTTAGTTACATTCTTACCACACATTGGACAAGAAATCCAACCCTTGCGTGGAACGTCTGCGTTTGACTTTGACTTTGCAACTACACATTTGTGCGTTTCTCCACGCCACCATACACTACAGTCAGGACATTTAAATGGATCGTTCATTTTTTACCGCCTTCTACCCATTCTTTGAGGGTCATACCGTTGCGTTCAGCCTTGCGCCGTAACGCGTTTCTTTCTCGATGGCTTAAGCCGCCCCAAATACCGTATTGCTCGTTCATATTTTCTGAATACATCAAGCACTCTTTACGAACAGGGCATTCGCGACGACCGTCTCTACCAAAGCAAATACCTTTAGAAACATCAGCAATAGATTTGTAGAGTTCTTTTTCTCTGGGCGGAAACCAAAGTTCCGTATCCATACCTTTACACTTAGCGTCTGCACGCCAGTTCTCTACGTCTAAGGGGTCTCGCACGAACACTCCTGGAGCTTATGGCGAAGCTCCAGGAAATCGTTTTCATCTAACATGACATAGTTCTCGCCGTTAAGATGGAAACCTAGGACAGGCATCCTACCGTCAAGGATAGCTTCCTTAACAATTTTTTCCAGGACCCCCGCTTTAACGGTTACCTGTTGCTTGCCTGTCCACTTATGTTCTATAAGTAGGTCACGAGAACGAACATCACCTTTACGGCTCCAAAAGGCTCCGCTGGCTGCAACGGTACTACCGCCAACTACCTTAGCTAGTCTGTTCTCGTGCTTCTTAGACTGCTTTTGCCCTTCAGAGCGCACCAGCCACCTCATAGGTAGCTTCAGATTCAGGGCGTACAACTCTCCGTACGTCCCGTTCCAAAGCCTCTTTGAGGTCAACCTCTTCCCTAATAGAGTTTACCACAGCATCCCCGCCTAGCCATTTACGGTCACCGTAGCTGTAGTAAGCACCCGCGCGGGTAATAATCTTGTAGATGATGCCAAGGGCAACAATTTCTTTTGCAAAATCAAACTCACCTGCATAGCAGTTACCGCCGTCACTAAAGTAAAAGTCTACGTATGCTACTTGCGCTGGTGGGGCTGACTTGTTTTTTATGGTGCGTACTTTAATGGTTTGGCCTACCTTACGCTTATCTTGACCTGTACCAGCCTCAATCCATTCGTCACGCTTGACCTCTAAACGAGTAAAGAAAGCATAGTTCTTGGCCTCTCCACCTGGAGTAGTACGAGGGTCACCGTACATAACGCCAATCTTCATACGGTACTGGTTGATAATAATGCCAATAAATGGGCGTTCCGCTTCTACAAGGGAACGGCGTGAAGCTTTGCCCACTTTGCGAAAAAACTTACCTGTAAGTAATGCGCCACGACCAACGGTAGCTTCGTCCATGTTCTTGTCGTCTTCTGCGATAGGAACAAGAGAAGGCAAAGAGTCAATAACAACGCAATCTATGGATTTAGTTTCTACTAACTCAATAACCGCTTCGTAAGCTTCTTCCATGATGTTAGTAGCAACCACATACACGCGAGAAACATCTACGCCACACATCTCTGCGTATTGTGGCACCCAAGTTTCTGCGGCTACCCAGACAGTAGTGAACTCTGGGTCACGGGCTTGGTTGGCAGCAACAGTTTTAAGAGCAAGAGCTGTCTTACCATTGGACGCTTCGCCTACAATCTCATGCCATTGGTTAACAGGAAACCCGCCACCAAGAATCATATCTACAGCTAGTGAGCCCGTAGTCATGCGACCCAAGGCATCGTCTTTAATATCTGCTCCGAGAACGATCATCTCTGAACCAAATTTTTTGTTAAGTTTGGCAATTGCTTTGGCGAGGTCTAAGTCCATTAGATGTGTCCTATGATTCCTTGTGGGTTGAAGTTGTTAGCGGTTGTTGATTGACGAGCTGGTTTGGCTGGTCCTGAGGCACCAGCCCCTTGAATACCTTTGCCTAGTCCGCTACCTGACTGTACTACAGGGTAGCCACAGTCATAGCATCGAGCCTTAGACTCAGGGGTTACAGAGCCGTAATTTCCACTACCGCATCCTGGGCACCTACTAGCCGTTATGGCGCTTTGAGGCAACCTAGGAGCTTCTTGAGGTGTCGTATTAGGTTGGGGTACAGGGTTGTAAGGAACAGGCGGTGGGGGCGTATACGGGGGCGTAGGAGAAGGCCTGCTTGTTGGGGCTGGGGTACCTAATTTGTCTGCCCACCAGTTACTTGTCATAAAAATCTCCTGATACAAATGACCCTGGGTTTACCAAGATACCTAGTTCTAAAGCAGTAGCCAGGGCTGGAATAAGAACTGCTGCTGACACCCGTGTGTAAATCTCAGCCATTAACTCCATGTCTTCTGCAATACTTGAAGCATCGTCAATAACGCCATCTTTTTTTAAAGTCGCAGTAAGAGTTTCCGCTAATACTTGACCGTTAATAGAAGCCATCATGTCAACAAAAGGCTTGTAAGGAACTACCTGAAGTAAACGCTCAGTACTTTCTCTACGTTCCATTTCATCGCCCTCGGCACTTACGGGAGAAAATCCAGAACCTAAAGCGTACTCATTAGGGTCATCAATACCACTGTCGTATAAGAACCAACGGTAAATAGTGGTTGCAGGAATTTCTAAACTTTCCGTAACATACTCAGGCTCGCTATTTCGTTCCCAAAATTTCCAATTCATTTTGCTTCTCCCCAACGGTCTACTACTGTTATGTCAGCTACTAAAGGTACAGATAATAAATCAATACCTTCCATAGCTTCACGGATTGCTGACACTGTGTCATCAACCTTATCATTTGGAGTTAGGGTAACCAACTCGTCATGAACTGTAAGAAGGAGTCTAGCACCCTCTGGCAGTCGTTTATACGCACGCACCATGGCTAACTTAATAATGTCAGCAGCTGATCCTTGAATACGTGTATTAAAAGCCTGACGCTCAGCACCAGACCGTAAAAGATGGTCATTAGAGTTAAGTTCAGGAAGATAACGTTTACGACCAAGAATAGTGGTCACGCATGGAGGATTACTAACCCTAGTTGCGCCAATAACTTTTACTTTATAAGAACTTACAGATGAAAATTCTGAGCCAAATCTAGAAAGTAAATCACGAGCCTCGGTAATAGAGCACCCGATAGAACGAGAGATTTTATCTGGACCTACTCCGTATGCCATAGCAAGAACTAGTACTTTGCCAGCTTTACGATCTACTCCCATGGTATCTCCCACAGTAGTGTAGATATCTTTGCCATTTAAATAGTTCTTTAACATGATTGGGTCTTTAGACATAGACGCAATTACGCGGGGCTCAATCTGTGAGTAGTCAGCAACTACAAGTTTGTATCCTTCGGGGGCAAAGAAAAGGTTTCTGATTGACTTTCCGTGTACTGTATGAGGTGCAGGTACGTTTTGAAGATTGGGGTTACGGCTGCTAAAACGACCAGTCTCAGCACCGTGTTGTACGAAGTCGCAATGGATGCGCCCGTTGATAAGAAGCGAGTCTTTATGCTCACGTTTTTCCTTTCCTGCTGTAGTACGCACTACCTCTCCGCCTAAATATGGTACTACATAGGTGGTACTTAACTTGTTAAGGTCTGCGTAAGTAAGCATAGCATCAACTAAAGGGTCGGAAAGCTTGTAAATCTCAAGTGCCTCAGCAGAAACAGAGTAATCTGAATAAGTAAGTTCCAACCCCTGCTCAGACTTACGTGCCCCTGCTGTAGTAAGGATTTTTGGCTTAAGCCCTCTACCGCCTGCGTCTTTAGGTCCGTACAGCAGTAGTTGCTTTTCCTGGTTGGAGTTGATATTAAAAGGGCGCTCAGCAATCCTAAAGATTTCTGCCCTTGCAGCCTCAATGTCTATACGAAGCTGAGCGTCTAACTCCTCAAGTTGTTCCACATCTATTGGCGCACCCTCAAGTTTCATAGCGCACAAAACCTCAAGCACATCCATTTCTAATTTCATAATAACGTCAAGGTCTGAGGCTGTAATTTTTGGGGCTAAAGCTTTCCATAATAAAAATGTGTATTTGGCATCAAGGAAAGCATACTTAGCTACCTCGTTAAACGAGTACTTCTCTACTTCTTTACCTACACCCTTGACCATCTCGTAACCAAACTCACGCTTAAGGCAAGCGTCAAGCCCACACTTATTTTTATTACGGTTGTCAGAAATAAAAGAAGCAATCATAGTGTCAAAATAAGGACCCGTTGGGAAGTCACCATTGTAATACTTTGCGACAGATGTCAAATCAAATACTAGGTTATGGCCTACCGTAAGGAGGCTACTGTTAAATAGAATAGGCTTTAACAGTTTGAAAACTTGGGATGGGTATAGCTGAGCAGGTGGCGGGCCAAACTTTTTAGTGGCTTTCTTTTTATCCCGTGAGTAATCACTAGGGCGAGCGGTCAACCCAGCTTCTACGCGCTTTTCGCCTTGGCTTGTAAGTGGAAAGTTTTCTTCTACAAAATCACCATTAGGGTGACCCATTGGAATTACATCGCAACGCCCATGGGTAGCAAAAGTAATCCATAAAACTTCGTTGATTGGAGTGACTCCGCGGTTATCCCCTACGGTTTCCACATCAAATGCAAACGCGTCTTGCGTTAAATAATGTGCGACCATTTCATTCAGCTGGTCAACTGTAGTAATTATATTCATAGCATGCCCCTTAAGAGCCACTAGCGGTAGGCAAGGGGGGGAGCCTACCGCTAGTAGCAGTCTATTGTTATTTAGGAATTACGAAGACCTTCAGCAATTTCAAGAAGCTGGTCGTATGGTGTCTCACGAATGACTACATCAGTGTAAGTCTCTACGGTTGCAATAAACGCTTCTGCATCGGCCTGTTTGATTCCCCAGTCCTCATCTAAGTCGCGTGCCTTGATGGCGTTGACATGGTAAGTAGTACCAGCCTTTTCACCTGTGCGACTAATAGCCCAATAGTTCTTATTGATTGGGCCTTGTGGGGAACTGTTTGCTTGGAGCAAAGTACGGAATAAAGGAGGGGTTGCAGTAAGGATTTGACGTTGAGGTCCACCTTCTGCACTCAAATTAACAATTGTAAAAGCACGCTTGTCATCTGCACGGTGGTCTAACACCTTACACAATGGGCAACCTTGACCACTTGGCGTTAAGCAGATGTACGACTTCTTACCTGGCTTGTTGGTTAGGAAGTGTTGCTTGTAGGTAGCAAATGGGCCACCCTCATCCAAGAACTTGACAACCTGCAAGTTTTCACTTGCCTTGAAGTCAATTGGAAAACTACCCGATGGGGTAGTCATGCTTTCGGCTGCATCCCAGCCTGACTTAACTGCACCGCTAGTGGCTTGCTCAGGGCGGGCATTTACATCGAAGTCATCACCAAAGTTATTAGCTACGGCGTACTTCTCTTCTTCAATCGAACGGTTAACTGGCATTTTATTTCTCTTTTTCTGCTTTATCGGCATTGTTGGTAGTTTCTTGCTTCTTGATGTGTTCCCACATCTCAGCAAGTTGTTGTGGAACTTGCTGAATTTCGGACCACTCGATTCTATCTAAACCTAATAGTCCTTGCTTGTCAAATAATTCAACAGCCGCTTCAACCATAGCACGGCTGTAAAGTTTTCGACCTTTTCTAACGTCACCATTCTTATCTGTAACATCTGGCAATCGGTATGGTGCGTTAGGTATATACCCTAGCATTTCCCACGTACGTGCTGTAACAATGGGTCTGCCTAAGGCCTGTGCCAAAGCCCCTAACGTAAATAGTTCTACGTCAGTTCCATTCGGCAAAGTCTTTACAAAAGGACGAGCGTCCCAGGTTTTCTCTACGACAACCTTAACTTTCTCTTCCTTAGTTACTTTCCGCTTTCGTTTACTACCTGGGTAGTACTGGTCAATTGCGGAAAACATCTCGTCAATTAAATCACTCATTTTTATTTTA